GTAAATGTATACGCTATAGCGAGGCCACCTAGTGCTATTACGAGTGGCAACATTTAACATATACACGCATAAAGATTTGATGTGAATCTACATTATGAGTCTTCGAATTAAGAAGTTGCACCCAGATGCTATCATTCCTACGAGAACGTCGCCTGGGTCGGTAGGTTATGATTTATATAGTATGGAAGAAATTGTGGTTCCACCTCTCGAACGTGCATTCGTAAGTACGGGTGTTTGTGCATCTCTTCCATCTGGTGTATATGGGCGAATAGCCCCTAGATCAGGGCTTACATTGAAACATGGTATACAAACTGGAGCGGGTGTGATCGATCCAGATTTTACTGGTGAATTGAAAGTCATCCTGTTTAATCACGGGAGTGAACCGTTCGTCATTAAAAAGGGGAATAGAATTGCTCAGATGATTTTGGAGCGATGTGAAACGCCTCTCATAGAAGAAGTCGAAGAACTAAAGCAGACGCAAAGAGGTGAACGTGGATTTGGTTCTTCTGGTAATTAATTTAGTTGGAGAATGCTATACCGGCCATACCATCCTTAATTCGCAAGATGTTGTAGTTAGCCGCGTACACTCTATACAAACCATCTCTGGCATCGGACTTTGGAGTTTGAATGGTCAACTTCGCATTGTCGATTCGAGAGAAATTTAGTGTGCCACTTGGTTGTGATCTGTTCATGGTGAGACAGAATGGCCATGAGAACAACGGGAGAGCATCAAGAGAGGATGGCGCAAGAGTCGTTGTGTGCATTTCATGTACAACATTATGGTGGAAGGTATTGGATGTGTTTTCGAAAAGAGCCAAGCCATTAATGTATAGCGAGGAACTCGCGAAGCTGTAATCATCGGACCAAGAACCAGTGCTCACATTGGACGTGGTCAAGTGAAGAGATTTGACTGGGTGGTTGAAATAGGTAAGATCAATGGACGTATCGGATTTAGTCATTGGTTGGTATTGCACCTGTGTGATGAGAATTTCATGTTCTTGAGCGGTGAAATGTTCGCGTTCGGCGGTGTCCAAGTAGGCATACATACCATAAATCTTTGGAACAGCACCCAGGTTACCTAGATTGGAACGGCACTTGATACGCAATTCAACTTCGTGGTATTGCAAAGCTACCAATGGGAGAGATTTCGTCCAGTCTTCACTGAAGAAGAATGGTATCATGTAATAATCACCCGCGGATCCACCGACACCCTTGGCGTTATCGGCGATTTCGGCGGTCGTGACCGCACAAGAAGCCTTGGATTGGCTGTCTCTGAGGATAACATTGTGAACACCTTGTACGTAGAGAGAATCCATGCGACAAACTTCTTGGCCACCGATGTGCAAACTGAATTCGGTAACCGTGGTGTCGCTGGTGGAGTGAAGACCATCGGTGTTAATACCGACATTGGAAATATTTGGGTGTTCAACCCACACATAACTCAAAAGATCGCCCTTGGATCGAATTGGGACAACAACTTCGTTGCCACCATTAAACGTACCAATGTAATCCATGCGCTCTGGTTTGAGAGCAAAGTTAGTGTGACGTTTATAGTTTTGGCGCCAGAAACTGACTTGGGGTTCACCAGTGATGTACGCATCCTGAGCCCCGACTGAGACAAGATCGACAAGTGCAGCTGACATAATTATTATTAAATGATATTAAAATTTTAGGTACATAACGAAGTATGGTTGTCTTCCAAGCACTCACCTGGGAGACCAAGGATACAGATGATGAACACTTGGTCAGTATCTTTGGTAAGACAAAGGATGGTAAGTCTGTCTGTGTGACTACAGCGTTTACACCATATTTATTTGTGAAGCTCCCAAAAAACGTGACGCAGCAACGGGTTCAGATAATTTACAACAAGATTGAGAAGATGTGTCCTGGTTGTCTCACTAGTTATAATACTATTCATCGTAAAGACGTATGGGGTTTTCAAAATAATGAGCAGTTTCCATATCTTCAGTTATTTTTCAAGAATCTTGCTTCGAGGCGTATGGTTGCTGGTCGTCTCAGACGTCCCCTACCAGATGAAACACTTAAATTAAAATTGTACGAATCAAACTTGGATCCAGTTTTAAGACTTATGCACCGAACGGGTATTCAGTCTACCGGATGGCTTGATAGTGGAGACGAATGTGTTCAGGGTTACAATGCGCACACCGAAATTGATTTAGATTGTAAAAACTGGAGAAATCTTAAACCTGTGGAAGACCCAGAGACGGCCCCATTTGTGGTTGCTTCTGTGGATATTGAATGTAACAGTTCTACGGGTAAATTTCCTGATGCGGATATTGAAGGTGACGTGTGCTTTCAAATTGCCATTTCATTATGTAAATTTGGGAGTGATGAACCTTACGATAAAACGTGTCTATGTTACAAAAAGACTGATTCTAATCTCGGGGGATGTAACGTAGTGTCATTTGATACGGAGCGAGAAATGCTCGAAGCATTTAGGGATTATTTACACGAAAAGGATGTGGACATTATTACCGGATGGAACATCTTTGGATTTGATCTTGAATATCTCATGAAAAGGGCTATCGTGACGCGATGTAACTTAAAATTCTTTCAATTGAGTAAACTGCGGGGATACAACTGTGAACTTACACTCAAGAAACTTTCTTCGAGTGCTCTGGGAGATAACGATTTGAAACTCGTGAGTATGCCCGGCCGTTTCATTTTCGATTTGTTCCATGAGGTGAAGAAGGGATACAAACTTGATTCGTATAAACTCGATAACGTGTCTAAGTTGTATCTCGGTGACAATAAAATTGATATGCCTGCGAAGGAAATGTTTGCTCGATACAATGAAGGTGACCCCGTGAAATTGCGGGAAGTTGCGGAGTATTGTATTAAGGATACCCTTCTCCCGCACAGACTTTTGTCTAAACTGTGTATACTGATTAACCTTCTGGAAATGGCGAAGGCAACCTGGGTACCCTTGTGTTATCTCGTGGAACGGGGGCAACAAATCAAGGTGTTTAGTCAATTAACAAAGAAGGCGAGGGAGATGGGATTCATGGTTCCAACTATTCAGTATGGTCAACTGGGGGATCAAGGATACGAAGGTGCGACTGTTCTCGAAGCACAAAAGGGTGCATATTACAAACCAATTACGGCACTAGATTTTGAAGGTCTATATCCTTCAATTATGATGGCACACAATTTGTGTTATTCAAGTCTTGTCATGGATCCAAAGTACGAAAACGTACCTGGTGTGGAATACGAAACATTTGAGATTCCTGTGCCAAGTAAGGTTGAGGGACAGCCTCCTACAAAGAGAGTATGTAAGTTCGCACAGGGTGTGCCGACGCTTTTACCGAGCATTCTACTTGAATTGAAGCAGTTCAGAAAACAAGCGAAGAAGGACATGGCCGCGTCGAAGGGTGCACTCAAAGCTATGTATAATGGTAAGCAATTAGCTTACAAAATCAGTATGAACTCCGTGTATGGGTTCACTGGTGCATCGAAGGGGATGCTTCCATGTGTAAACATCGCCTCTACCGTGACGACAAAAGGTCGGAGTATGATTGATGAAACAAAAGAGTACGTGGAAAAGAACTTTCCGGGTGCGAAAGTGAGGTATGGTGACACCGATAGTGTCATGGTCGAATTTGATGTAGGTGACCGTAAAGGTATTGAGGCTGTTGAGTACAGTTGGGAGATTGGTGAACGTGCCGCTGAAGAGTGTACCGCACTTTTCAAGAAACCGAATAATTTGGAACTCGAAAAGGTATATTGGCCCTATTTCCTCTATTCTAAAAAACGGTACGCCGCAAAGCTGTGGACACAAGGAAAGGACGGAAAGATGAATATGGATTACATCGATGTAAAGGGTCTTCAACTCGTAAGACGCGATAACACGGCGCACGTACGAGAGGTGTGCAAAGAACTCTTGGATGTCGTACTCGAAAGTAGTGATACTGAACCTCCGAAGGCACTCGCACTCCAACGAGCCATCGAACTTTTGGAAGGTGATGTACCGAATGAAAAGCTCACACTTTCACAAAGTTTATCTGATTCGTATAAGGTTAAGGGGCAGAGTGTATCCATAAATAGCCCCGGAATCAAAGATATCAACCAAGCACATGTTCAGGTTGTTCGTAAAATGCGAGAGAGACAACCCGGTTCGGAGCCACAGTCAGGTGACCGAGTGCCATACGTTTTAGTGAAGACAGAAGACCCAAAGGCAAAAGCCTTTGAAAAATCAGAAGATCCAAAGTATGTCTCCGAGAACAATGTACCGATCGATTATGAATACTATTTTATGAATAAGTTCATAAATCCGGTGTGTGATTTGCTTGAACCACTCTTCGAGGACCCAAAAGAAGAGATTTTCGGGGAAATTCTTACTAAGATCAAACCAAAACGAAGACCAAAGAAAAAGGAGACACCCCTCGATGAATTACCATTTAAAAATTAAACGCTATAATGTAGTAAGGATGAAGATTTCTGAAAATTTGGCTAGGGTTTTTCAGGATGAAGTGGAAAGGGCGTGTCATGAGAGAATGTTATTGTATGCACAGTCTATATCCACTATTCACAATATACCCCTGAAACTATTATTAAGGGATTTGCCAAACCCAGGTGGATATTGTTTGGGTATTAAAAAGGGTGGTCAACCTTGCACTAGGAAAGCGAGTCACGATGGGTTTTGTTTATCACATGTAAATTCAACAAAGTTACATGAACCGGTGAATGTAGGTGGAACTGCGAGACACAATCACCCTTTACCGCCATTATTTAAACCTGGGTGTCCGGCGTGTGAATCATCTAGTAGTAATCAATTTAGAGATTTGAGGCTTATGATGTAATATGAGGAAATCGGATATCCTGCTAAAATCAATTGATACGTTTTACGGTACACCAGAAAATGGACAGATGCTCACACAAATTCTGTCGAAGACTGGTGGTATCTCCCTTAGAAATCTAGAGTGGTTCATCACGAATTACTCTAAAAAGATGAATTTGATGTACAAAACAAATGACGGTAAGATTTTTAGTGTACACTGCGCTTATAAATCAACACTCGACGGATATAGCAAAAAATTATTTGATCCATTTTGTCGTTCAGACAAGATATCTTATAAGATACCTGGCACAGATGATGAAATTAATACGACTGTTGCACAGCTCAATTTCATCAAATGGTGTATAAAAAATGGTATCATAAAATACATAAAAGAAGATAAAGACACCTTATTCGGGAAAT